CCCATCCGTTCAATAACGGCTTTGATAAAAGCTGGGGAACGATATAATGCCTTTGCAATGTCAGATACTACTGCTCCATTTAAGTAATGTTTTACTATGGAGACTTTCTCTGCTTCTGTTACGCCCTTGCCCTTATTTTGTGCCTTTCTTTTAGCACGAAATTCTAATGTTTCATTGTGATCTAATATGATCTTGTTGAGACGAGTTGTATTGTATGATATATGTAATATCTCACACGCCTCTTTTTTAGTAATAGGTTTCTCTGCAGCGAGTAATTCTATTACTTTGTTGATGTTTGCTTCTGAGAGTTTTTCTTCTCTTTTCTTTCTAACTGCCATCTTTTAACTCCAAATGATAGTCGTTTAACTCTTTGAGTTCTTGTTCATGCATTGCGCCTAGTAAAATAATAGCATAGTGAATAACTTTGTATAAGTCTTTATCATTTCTGCCATTCTTCTTTCCAAAACGCTGTGCATACTTAATTATATTACCAATACAGAAACCTTCTCCATGTCCATTCTCAAATACTATCTCTGTAGTTTGAGTCTTTGCTTGAGCATAGTGTTGATTATATGTATTATCTATATACTGTCGTAATCTTGACAGTATTAAATCTTCGTTAAATTTATACACGAGTTATCCTTTTTTCGTAATCGGCATAATCTTCATTCCACCAATGTGGTTTGTCTCTGTACTTCCAACTGGCAAAAGTTGCCTTGTCTAAATGGTAATAATCACGATAACTTTGTATCGGATTATCGTAATCTCTAAGATCTTCTGGCATAGCCAAGCCGAACTTAGTAAAGCCTACTCTTTCAAGATGTACTGGATCTGGCAATTTGTTTACTACTTGCTCTATTGATTTGTGTAGTTTGCCATAACGATAGTAGTACTCATCATTCAATGCATTTGCATAACAATGAACCCACTCATGATTGTCCAATGACTCCCTTGCCCAGATAGTGCAGGGATGATTGTACATCATTGGAAGGTAGGGGAAGGGTCGCTCCTCCAATGGTAAATGCTTAATTTCAGCTTTAACCTTGTTCAGAACTTCTCGTTCGTCTGCATTTAGCGCACGAGGAACATACCCTAGAAACTTATCTATGTAAATTGTTGTGCAAAGAATCTGGGCTGCTTCGAGTGGCATCTTAACAATATGTTTGTCAACATGATACTCAGCAGCCTTATCGAGATCCTCGTCTAAGTAAAATAAATTCATACCTTACTTCCAGCACTTGTAAATGCCACAAAGACCATCTGCGTTTTCTGTAGTTTTACAGTAAGGACAGACCTTTTCTTTCTTTGTGGGCTTGATTTTTTTGATGTCTTTAAACTTTTTCATAACTTATATTATACTAAAATTATGAGATGAAGTCAAGAACTATTTTCCAGACCCGTTGATTTTATCTTTAGCTGTGCCAGCATATAGACCAAACCAAGCTGCACCCGCACCTACAACAATACTGATTAAACCAGATTGCTCCATTGTAGGATCTTCTAGTGCCATAAACCACATTGTACAATAGTACAACAAGAAAATGTAAACACTAAGGAATGCACGAGGGAAAATTCTCCAAGCGTCAATCATGTTTGATAAAAATATCCAACGCTGCCAAGGGTTATCTGGCTCTCTGTTGGCTTCCATCTCTACGATCTGTGCTTTGAGGTTTGAGTTTTCTTGTACAAGTTCCATGAATTTATTAAGATCAATTTCGACCTCATTTCTACTCATGTCACCTGCGAATCTTTCGTCTGCCATTAGCTATCCTTTGCTTCCTGCTTAGCTTTACCAACATTGATTGCAAACCAGTCAAGAACTTTATACATTTTCCCGACTAACTTATCATCTTTTGGTGTATCTGTACACGCAGCTATGATTGAAGCACTCATGACTAACCATGGTATAACTTGAATCCATCCAATAACCCACTGTAAGAATCCTAACATTCTTCTCTCCTAATCCTCTTGCGAGGCTCAGCCTTGAAACAAGGCGTATTCTATTGCTTTTGCCCATACATCATCATCTGCGATAATACAGTCAATAGCATCATAACCTAACTCTTTTGCTGCAGAAAGATACTTGTTCCCTTTGTAGCAAATGAAAGGTTCTTCAATGTAGGCTTGATCGCCGTCCATTGTTAGGTTCTTATGTTTAGAAACTAACAATAGAAGTGGATCTCGTAATCCTACAAGTGCAACTCCATCTGCAAGAAATTCTTCCTCAGATTCGTTGACACATTTAATCTTGTCCAGTTGAACTGGAATCGGTTTATATTCTGCTTCTTCTAAATAATCTTTAACGAGATAAGCAGATACTCGTCTAGTTTTTGAACTTAATGTTCTTTGAATGTCTATTTGGTTTCCTCTAATTTTTCAATTCTTTGCACTAAAGGATTGTATCCATCAAATTCTTCAATCCCACATTTAGGATGTGCTATCTTTTCTAGTGCAACTACTCTATCTGAATAATGATTTTGATTATCCTCTAAGTCATTAATTCTATCTTCTAAATCTTCACACCATTCTTCAATTAATTCTAATCTTTCTTGTAGATGTGGGTGTTTTTCAAAGTATCTAGCACCTCGCATAGCATCTCTATATGCTAAATATTTATTAATAAGTGATCTTAACTTCATCTCTTATTGGGTGGTATGGTGATAAATTATTATCTACATAGACAATTATATCTCCTACTGTTCTTAGTACTTCAATATCTTCATCTGGTATTTCTATATCAAATTCCTGTTCAATATCTACTATTATTTCAACCATATCAAGACTGTCAGCATTGTGTTCATCAATTAAATCAGAAGTCATACTTATATTATTTTGATTTATTTGTTCTTTTACTATTGAAAATACTTTATTGTGGATCGACATTTAAGTTCTCTGTCGTTACTTTTCTATAATACACTACTACATCTTTTAACTCAGTAATGTATCTTTGTAATTCTTTCATGTTTAATGACATTACTTCATAGTCTGGTACTGTCATTGCTAAAAATACTAATTCGCCTTCTTGTACTCTAATCTTTTCAAGTTGATCTTCCCAATTATCGGGCGTTACTACTATCCATTGTGGAGTTGTTAAGTCTATCTCACGAGGCATGATTGGTTGTACAATCTGTCTCTGCATAGGTTTTGCTGTAACTTCTATTGGTCTAGTTGATAGTAGGCTGCAACTGGAGACCATCATCAAGATCGTCAACGGTAGCACTGAGTTTCTCAATATCTTCAAATGCATGTTTTGTTCCATTATTTATTTTCCTTTCCATTTCTACTGGATCTTCCAGTATTTTTGCTGTTAATTTATATTCTTTAATGAAATTACTGTATCTCATTAACTCTCTTTGGATTTCTTGACTTTTCATTGTCATACTTTGTAGTTGTTCTGTTTGTAAAGTAAAATCCTTTTGCATAGTTGCAATAGCTTCTTCTTGTGTTGCTATTGCACCTTCTAATTTTGCATTGTTTGCTTTCAATGTTTCATTCTCTGTATAGAGCCAATAACTTGCCCCACCAAGAACTAAACAAAAAGCTAATAACATTTGATTCATACTATATGATCCTCTCTCAGTTTCTTGGCAGTTCTTTTTGTGCCTGAATCACTTACATACTCTCCTGTAATTCCTTTAGTGCCTTCTCCTAGTAAATCTTCTCGATTGAGTACGATTACTATAAAAGCAAGTATTACAAATAGTCCTACAGAATTACTGTAAGTATCTAATAAGTCTGTAAACCATGATGCTCCCTGAGGTAAAAGCAACGATCCTAATACTATTAGTAAAAATATTTTTGCTACTAATTTCATTAAATTTCCTCTATTTTGTAGTTAAGTCCTTCTGCGCCAGTGAATTGTACTACCTCTCCACTTTCTGTTCTGAACTTTAAATGTTTTTCTTTTTGAGTTATAATCTTTCTAACAAGAAACTCTTGGTCATCTGAGTCTCCCCATACATTATTAAAGCTTACTGTCACCTTATAAAGGGGTACAAACTTGCTCTTTAACCATATCCACCACCTTTTGATGGCGGCTAAGAATTGTTTTATTTTGTCCAATATTGCTCTCCAACTGGTTTAACTTTTCCCAATTTGCTAACTCGATGTTCCTTGTTATTTCTAACTCAGTTACATACTGTGTGTAAATATAATAATGAAAACATAATGCTACCCATACGAGTAGCACTAATAATTTACTTAAGTAGATGTTGATGATGATGTAGAAGTAGAACTACTAGTTGTTGTACTTGTAGTTGGTACGACTGTTGTTGTTTCAGTCATACTATTTAATTCATCAATAATCGCCTGCTCTGTAGAAGTAGTACTTGTTGTTTCAGTACTAGTTTCTGTACTAGTAGTTGTACTGGTAACAGTTGTTGTACTTGTACCTGTCAAAGCTTCAGCAACTGCTGTAAGCACTGCTGCAGTTTGAGTAACTGTTACTACATCTACTGCATTGTCTGGTACTTCTACTTCTTGAATAGGAACTATCTCTGGTTCTTCTTCTTTTGCATCTTTGGGTTGTTCATTGTATCCCCAAATCAACAGCATTAGTAATAATATATCCATTATTTCTCCTGTTTTTTCTTTTGTTCTTGAAGTTGTTGTGCAAACTCTTGTATATATTCTTCAAAAGTCATACCTCTTTCTGCAGCGTGTGCCATAACTATTGCTACTTCTTCGCCTGATAGGGTAATCTTTTTAGACATTTGTCCAGTCTTTTCCTTCAAATAATAATGCCTCTGCTTCACGTCTGCGCACTAAACCTTCCAACACATTGCCTCCAGCTTTGTTCCATCTTTTAATCTGGGCAGGTACTTCTTCGTACTCTCCAGCGTTAAGAACTTTTAGCATTGTTGAACTGTTTAAGTTGGTTGGACCGAGGTTATACGTCCATGATACCAATGCATCAAACATACACTGGTCTAATTGATTTTCTACTGCGTTGAGAACATGACTTTCATACTCTGCTAATTCTTCTACTAGCATTTCTTCTGCTTGTGCTTTGGTAATTTGCATACCTTCTTTTACGCCCTTGATGTGACCATATCCAATAGTCCATACACCCACTGCGTCTTGGTAAGCATCTAGCTCACATCCTTCAAACTTTTTGATAAGGGCAATGCCCTCTTGTGATATTTTCATAATGTAAAACTTTCTCCACAGCCACACTGTGCTGTTTCTTGTGGACTAGAGATTTTGAACTGTTCATTCAGTCCATCTTCTTCCCAGTCTATATTGATTGTGTCGACATAACTAAATGTCATTGGGTCTACAGCTATTATACCATAGAACACCGCATCACTTGATGTATTTGGTTCTTCCAAATAACTCAAGTCATACGACCACCCGTTACACCCATTTGGTTTCAACATTAAGCGTATCCCCCAAACTTGTTTATTTTCTACTTTTTGTTTTAGCCTTTCTAATGCAGGCTCGCTACAATTTATCATAATATTAGATTAATGCAAGTGGGCAGTTGAAGAGTGCTGGGCAGGCTTATTAAGCCGTACACCCCCAGATTCACCTTCAAATGCCCTCTCGACTTAGGTCTTGACTTGTAC